CAAATAATGACTAAGCACCGCAAGACAGTAGGCGAAGAAGCCGTCAAGCGCCTGATCAATCCAGATTCTAGCCAGGGCATCATCGACACCCAAAGAGAAATGGACAAAGAGTACTTCGACGAGATCGAGAAGTGCGTTGAAGCTCATAAGTCTTGGGACACTCCCTATTATATCGTCGTTCACTGCAAGAAAGAGAAGCTCTTGGAGAATGTTATCCGTCGATACTTCATCGGTCGTTTGTCACTCCCCACCCCACAATGGGATCAAACCGTGTGGAGATACAACCCAAAGACCGGAGACCTGCAATTCTTATGGGTCCTTCCAGATGAGAACACCGCAAAATGGTTTGCTGGAAATCCTCAAGAGGTCCATCAAGAGCATGAAGAGCTATTATCTTTCGTGATTGAGTTCCTAAACAAAAGACTATATTCTAGATTTTATAAACAATTCCACAAAGGAGAACAAGAATGCCTTACTTCAGAATCATCATACTCGGAGCCCTATTACAAAGTTGTTCCTGCGGCTGGAACTTCGAAAATTCTGGTGCCATAAATATTAAGAGCGAGTGTGAGAATAAAGAGTATTGTGAGGATTAATATGATAACTGTTGTGGGAAAAGGTATACCTAATGGGCGCTTACAAATCTAAATACGGCTGGACCTTCGACGACATGGGCATACCTATATCCGATGAGGACACCAAGCTAGAGATGACAAAGGTTTGTGGTGATTGTGCTGAGATGATGGGCGGTGAATGGCCTAAAGATCATGTAGCTAATTACTCTAGAGGTGTGTGCTCTGCTTGCCATAGGGAGCATCAAGTTTGTTCCCCGAGGAACTGGGGATTAAACAGAGATGGAACGATGAGGAAGAAGGAAAAATGTCAGAATTTATAGATTTTAAAATCGAAAAACCTCCTTATTTCGAGTATTTTATTTTTGCTAGAGATGACTGTTTTTCAACAACTATATTTCCTATGGATTTCTTTGTATTGATACCATGGCAAGCCGACCCTTTCTTTGATATGATTGAAGAAGATTATAATGAAAATGATGAATTTCAAAGAGAAGATTTTTATCTAAATCAAAATAAAGATGTGGTATTTCCTTTTAATGATCAAGATGAAGCAGAGTTTTACTGGAAAAGAATAAGATTTAAAGGAAGAAAACTTGTAGCAAATATGAAGTATCATCCGAGACATTTGATGGATATAGAAAACTTGTATGTTGATGAATCATGTAACTTTACCAGTAGAGTAGAACGAAAAATAGATTTTAAAACTAATTATTATGGATATCCGGTTTACGATGATGATACAGTTTTAGATTTAAGGTTTATATGTGCTGATTGCGCAACAAAACTTGAAGGGGTTGGACCTTTCAAAGATAGAATACACCCTACAGATGAAAAGTGTTCAGCATGTCATGAAGTAAAAGAAGTTTGGGACCCAGTTTATTGGGAATTGTCATCTAATGGAATGCCAAAAATTAAAAAGCTCTAGTCCTTACCCATCTCACTAATCTCATGAAGGGCAATCTCTTTCCGACAGGAATCAACAGCGTACTCTAACGCCTCTTCTCTATCGATCATCCAGTCCAAAAGCTCACAGTACTCACCAAGTCTAAATATATTAAATCCAAGATTTGCATCCACAACGATAATCATCACGTCAACCTCATCTTGATACTCATCAATCTCTTTCCAACCTAGATTTTTGGAGAAAATAAAATAATCATTAAAAAATATCTCGTCAGTCTGTGTATCTCTGTCCATGATATACCCCTTCGTTACCTAACTATCTCAAATAAATAAAAAAAATGCTAGACCTATAGACTTCAAATTCTTCCTTAATATATATTCTTAAATTAATTACCACTTTTAAGCCCTTAATATTAAAGGAAGTTCATGACAGATTTTGAAAATCAAGAAGCGCCAGCCGAATATTTAGCACATGAACAAGCTCAAGAGCAAAACTATGAAGCTCCACAACAAGAAGTGCCTAAAGAATCTGATCAAGAGATGAACTTTAGACAGCTAAGAGAGAAAGCGGACAGGCTAGAGAAAGAGCGCGATCAAGATAGACAGATGATGATGAAGCTACAGGACGAAATACTCAATAGCAGACAAGCACCACAGCAACAATATCAACAACAAGCCCCTCAAGAGCCTGACGAGTTCGCGGACGTGGATCGATCTGATTGGGCAACGATCGACCAATCAGAGAGAATGGCGCAACGTGTAGCAGATGCTCGAATTGAAAAGAAATGGAACGAGTACAAAAGAAAAGAACAGGAAGAACAAGCTAAAAAGCTAAAAGAAGAAGCTCCGCAAAGAGTAAGAGCGAAGTTCCCTGACTTTGACAGCGTGGTAACTAAGGAGTCTATGACGCTCTTACAGAAAATGGAGCCTGAAATCTTCAAAGCTCTTGGAGATATATCTAATGAGGAATCGCAAGCCATTGCAGCCTATAAATATGTCTCTAAGTTTTTACCTGATGCCACTCAAGGCGAGATTACTAGGCAGAGACTACAAGAAAACTCTATGAAGCCTAAATCTTTGAGCTCTACAGGCGGCAGCAGTCCATTGAGCCAGGCAGGAGCTTTTGAGCAGGGGCTTACTCCAGCGCTTCAGAAGCAATTGTTGGCTGAGATGAATGCGGCGGCTAGACGTTCTTAGACCTAAAAAACTCCGTGCAAAGTTTCCACGGAGTTTTTTTTGTTTCCACGGTCTTAGTAGTAGCGATTGTTATTATTTTCTTTTGATGTGACCCATCGACAATTGGAGGGTTCATAGTTTCCATTATTGTCGATGCGGTCTATTTGTAATTTATCGGGTCTATCACCCATATCCTCATAGAAATTAATAAATTTCTTCCACCTTGAACAAACTGAAATACCTCGACCACCATATCTATTATAATTAATGCTATTTGGATTATAACATCTTGTCATCATGCTTCCCCAAGATTTATATACTCCAGATTCAGTAAGTCCATGACTTTCAAAATTACCACCCCCACCGGCACATTCAGGACAAATCTTGCTGGCATTTTTTCTAGTTAAATCTGTCGTTGGTTTTATAGATTTGTTTCCACATTCACATTCACATTCAAATAAGTAATCAGCTTTATGACCGTTTTTGTTAATTTTATTTCCTTTCCAAGATTTTACAGTCCAAGAACCAAATTTCTTACCTATATATTGCGTGTAATTGTTTTTATCAAAACGAGAACAGTCTAAACAAGATTTTGATCTTCCAGCTCGAAGAGTCACACCTGGAATAATTTTTATTTCACCGCACTTGCACATACATTCATAATATTTCCCCGGCTTCTTTTCTGGAAAGTATTTCAAAACTAACCATTCACCAAACTTTTTTCCTTCCATTTCATCCATAAAAAATCCTTTACTTTAATTCAAATTTGAAATTTACTAATTATATAGCGTAACAACGAGTCGCTACCGTTACTTCGCGTATAGAGCCTCGCAACCTCAATGACGTATTTAAAAGTTTCGTCAACTTGTTAATGATCTTACGTATAATATACACAAGATCAATCTTTTTAACAAGATAATCAAGGGAAAAGTCATGGCAATCACGACTTCTTCAGTCCTACCGGCTCCAGTTCAGCAGTCTTTTAGTTATAAATTGCTTTCGGTCCCGGTTCCTTACAACATCCACAAGATTCCGGCTATGCTTAAGAGCATGCCGCAAAACGGTGGACGCACTCTTCGCATGCGAAGATACAATCCTCTTGCTACTGCTACAGTACCACTAGGAAACTCTGGAATTTATCCTCCAGCACAACTGCTAACTGCTGTTGATATTGACGCTGATATCTCTTTCTACGGAACTTATGTTCAGTTGAACGAGCAAGTAACTTTGCAGAGCCAGGACCCGGTTTTGAACGAAGCTACTAAGCGTCTAGGAGTTAGCTTAAGGCAGACTGAGGACGAACTTACCCGCGACATGCTTGCGGCCACAGCTTCTTTCTTGAATTGTGTTGGCGGAACGAACGGAGACAACCCTACCGAGCTTTCCCGCTCAGACATTGACGAGGTCATTAAGACTCTTGCTAGTGCTGATGGAAAGACTATCTCGGATAGTATCGAAGGCGAAGACAAATTTGGTTCAGCGCCAGTGCGCGATGCCTTTTTTGTAATGGCTTCGACACAGTTGATTGGAGATCTTGAGAACGTTACTGGCTTCATTGCGAAGTCTCAGTATCCTAACCAAGATCAGGTATTGCGCCCAGAGTGGTGTTCTATCTCCAATACTAGATGGCTATTGAGCTCACAAGGCTCAGTGACCGCTAATGCATCTCTAAACGGAGCAGACGTTTACAACTGTTTCGTGGCTGCGATGGAAGCATACGCGTGTATTGAGCAGGATGGTTATTCCGCTCAGTTTATCTACCGACCACCAATTTATGATGGTCCTCTAGCTCTGAACGCGTCCGTTGGTTACAAATTTGCTGAAGTACCTCGCATTACAAATGATGCTTGGATCATTAATCTTAGAACAACACTTGCAGTGTAAGGAGGACTATTATGACTGAACAACTAATCGCCTCTGGCTCATTCACAAGTGCTGGAGTAGCAAAGAACATTGCTCTTCGCTCTGATTTTGATGTATTCCGCGTTTGGAACTACACACAGTCCGCGACAACTCAGGCAACTGGGCGTGGATGTAAGTTTGAATGGCAGCGTGGCCTTGCGGCTGGCGAGGGCTTCATGCTTACTAAGCAAAATGCGGCTAACGCTTTGGATCTTGAAGTTATTACCACAGGTGGTTTCACTCGTGTTGATCAATCAAGCCAAGTGTTGGGAGCTGCTCAAAGCACAGGTGGTGCGATCACTGCGGCTAACCCTGCAGAGGTGACACTTACAGGTCATGGATACAGTAATGGTGATCGTGTTCGCCTTTACGGATCCACTGGAATGCTTGAAGTGGCTGGTTATGACTTTACCGTTAGCAGTGTAGCTGCAAATACATTCGAGTTGTATTTGGATGCTTCAGGGTTTGGAGCGGCTGCAACTGCGGTTACAGCTCGTAAAGTTCCTAACAATCCTCTTTATGCTCCAGCAGGTAACCGAATCACAGGAATTACAGCAGCGGCTAGCGCGGTTGTGACTCTTGCGGTAACTCACGGAATGTCTGTAGGGGAAAAGATCCGTCTAAAAGTATCTTCCGACTTCGGAATGGTAGAAATGGACGGGCTTCTTGGAGAGATCACAGCGGTAAGCACTGCGAATAACACTGTTACTCTTAACATTGATTCTTCAGCGTTTACAGCTTTTGCTTTCCCAACAAGTGCGGTTGCGGCTTTGGGGGTAACTCCAGCTCATATCGTGCCTGTAGGGGATGCGGCGAGTGTTCTTTCGGGAGCAATTGAAAACACAGCTCAAATTGTAATGGAACTAGGTGCGGGTGCTGATGGCCCTGCAGGTAGTTCGGCTGATGTTATCTATTGGGAAGCTCTTGCAAGTGGTTACACACTAGCCGAGTAAGCTTTGATGGGGACTTCGGTCCCCTTTTTGTTATTAATAATTAAAGAGATATTATGAGAAAAGATTCAGACAAGAAAGAAGATGTTAAGATCGAAGAGAAGAAGCCAGTAGTCGCTTTTGAGATAAAGGAAGAGTCCAAGGAAGAGCATAAAATCACCGATGAAGATATTGCCGATTTTAAGGCCTGGAAAGCTGAAAAAGCCAAGAAGAACTCTTATACTTGCGATGCTCAAGAAGATGACAAGATCTATGCTCTTTGGAAAGAAGAAAGCAAGATGGTCAAAGGAATCTTCCGATGCCGAGAGCCAATCGGTGGAAGCGTTCACTTCTTTTTTAGAAAGTTCAAATGGGATAAGACTAAGGAATACAAGATGATGGACGGTGAGATCTATGAGATTCCTTTAGCAGTAGCCCGCCATCTTAATAAGAATTGCAGCTATGCCCAGCACTCAAACATCTTAGATGCTCAGGGAAACCCAACTGTGAATAAAGACAAAATGATCTCAAGAATGAACTTCGAAAGCACGGAATTTGCCAGTGTCTAACGTTATTTTATCAAATTTCCAACCTAGAAGACGTTTAATTTCAGCCGTTACCCTTGCTGATCAATCAGAAATAACCACGACTGAAGCACATGGTTATGAGGTTGATCAGCTTGTTAGGATAATTATTCCAGATAATTACGGAATGAAAGTTGATTATGAAATTGCTAAGATTAAAACGGTACCTTCAACAACAACTTTCACGAGTAATTTGAATACGAGTTCACAAAGTGCCTTTGTTGCGCCTACTGAACCGCCTTCATTTACTCAAGCGCATATTGTGCCAATCACAGGAAACGAGTTGAATGATATAACTATTTTTGGTTGAATTTAGCAATCAAACACAATGACAAATATTTGAAATAACGCTAAAATCATATTTGAAATAATTACGGGGTAGTCATGAGCACAAGTACACTCGCACAGATAAAAAAGAAGGTGAGGAGGCTTTCGGCTAGCCCGTCGATTAATCAGCTCACTAATGCTGATCTTGAAGAGTATATTAATACCTTCATGGATCAGGACTTCCCTTCTCATCTGAAGATTTGGAACCTAAACGATACTCTTGATATTTATACTGTAGCTAATGAAGATCAATACAGCTTTGATA